TGACGTGCGCACCGGCGGTGACGTACCGGTAGAACGTGGTCCGTGACCAGCGGCGTTGTGCAAGCAGCCTGCGCAGTGATCGGCGATAGGCGATCGCAGTCGCCCATTGTGCGAGGCAAAGCCGTTCTTGTGGGTACGAACCGAGGATGTTGGGCAGCCAGTCGTGAGCGGCTTCCATGCGCGAGACATCCTCGGACGACACGCTCGCATCGGCGTATTCCCACGATTGCAGGATCTGCTCGCGAGCGTCATCGGCGCGCCCGACGACGTCGGCGAACTCGACCACCATGGACGGCCAGGCGTTGGTGATGGCGCGTCGGCGTGATCGCGGCAACCGGCGCTCGACGCTGTAGGCTTCGATCAGGCGGCGCTGCACCCACGAGGCGGACCACTGCGCCGGGACGAGCGGCAGATCGCTATCGATCGCTATCGTGGACAGGCGCATTGTCGGGCTTCCTTGGCATGCGATCGATCGATCGCAGCAGCGATGGCGATGCCAGCGTGCCATCGCTCGCATAGACCGGATCGATGCTGAGCGACGCATACTCGGCGAGGATTGCGCGATGATTGCGTTTGTTCATCATGCCGGCGCGCTCGGCTTTTGCGCGCTTCTCGCGTTCTTCATCGTCGGGATCGCGCAGGCGATCAAGCGCATCGACAAGCTTAAGGCCGAATGTTTTGCCGAGTTTTTCCTGCATTTCTTCGTATGACGGTCGACCCTTGCGGTCCATCAGTGGCGCCGCTTTGGCTTTGGCGTTTGCTGCCTCGATCTCGGCATTGTGCTCGCGCATGCGCTCGACAAACGGTGCTGTTTCGCGCGCGCACCAACGTACGATGTCGGCAACGGTTGGCTTGAACATGCACTCGGTCACGACGCCGTTGAGGTTAGCGCAAGCGATGGCGATGTCGCGCGGCTGATCGCACAGCGCGGCGGCGAGCGCGTCGTGGTAGCTCGCAGGGTCACGAGCGTTTGAGCCCGGATATTTCCCGAGCATGATCGCCACCAATTTCATTGCCTCCGATCGCGTCAGGCGCGCTGCCAGCAGTGCCCGCACGTTCGAGGGCTTCAAGTTCGAGAGCGCGGCGCGCGGCGCGCTCGGCGCTGGTAGGCTCGTGCTTTCCGCTGGTGCGTGCTGGTTTGTCATTCCACCGCTCCTGTTCGATGTAGGTTTTCGGGTTCAGCCATTCGCGGTCTGGCGGCTTTGTCGCTTCGTATTTGCGTATCGCAGCAATCAAAAATTCGAACGATATTTTTCCTTTAACATTTTCGAGTGCGGCTAATCCGGCTGCCATCCCGCGCTGCACTGGGTAAACCTTTTCGAACTGTTTCCGGAAGTTTTTCGGCCAGTGAAACGTTTCAGGGGGGGTCGCGCGCGCGACTCTCTCTCTGCCCTCTGATTCTGTATCTGTATCTGTCTCTGTCTCTCTCTCTGGGGGCGTTTCATGAAACGTTTCACCACCGTTTCGTTTCCGTTGCCGAAACCGTTTTACCCTGTTTGTTGAAACGTCGTTTTTAAATTGGCGAACGTTCCAATTGTGTGGCTTTAGGGTACCCGAATGGTTTTCGACCAAGCCACGTTTTTGCAGTTCTTTCAACGCCTTGTCGCAAGATGCGTAATCCATGCGAGTAGCAAAGACAATCTCGTCGAGGGGCGGCAATACGCCATCGTTTCGTGAAGTCAGGCACCACAAATTTAAAAGCACCTTGAACAGATCGCCGGACAGGCGCTGCACTTTCGGGTCGTCTAAAACGTCCTCGTAAACGCGAAACCAGCGTTTCATGCCGTTTCATCCCTGTGCTTCCAGCCTTCTAAACTCGATCGGGATACCGATCGCGCGCGCCTTCTGAATGCCGATGTTCATGCCGGGCGTAACGACGCCGAGCTTCGGCATGTAGACCACCATCGCGTCGGCGCTCGAAATCCAAGCGTGCCCGGCGTCGATGCCCAGCTCGCGCTCGTCAGGCACATCGTCGCGCAGCACGCCGCGCTGTGCGTAGAGCAAGTGCGACGCGATCGGCGCCTCCCCTCTCATCAGGCAATCGCGCAGACAGGCGCGCGCAAAGCGCACGTTGAGCCAGCGCCGCAACAGGCCACCTTGAAACGGGCTTTCGAGAACGACGCGTCTCATTCGGCCGCATCCATCGTGAATAAATCAGCTTGGCGATCCTCAGCATCCAGATATTTGCAAGCCTGTCGCCAGTAGCTTTCCTTCAACTCGATCCCGAAGAATTTGCGACGCAGCTTGAGCGCACAATAGCCTTCAGACCCGATGCCCATGAACGGAGAAAGCACAACATCGCCTGGATTGGACCACATCGTGAGCGCGCGTTCGATGATGTCGATTTGAAGCGGACAAAGATGCCGTTCGTCGGAAGCGTCGCGAGCGGATTTCACATTGAGCACATTGGTCTGGTTGATGGTCATCCATACAGGCGATGCCCATTCTTGCCATTGCTCAAGCGGAAAATCAGTTGGTGTATGCTCGATCGGATCGGGATTTTCGCCGGGTTTGATAAATGTCAAAAGATAGTCTGGCATTCCGCCACGCGATTTGGTCGAATCCTTTCGCAATTGCTTGTAAAGTAGGCCCACGTGCTTCGTCCGCGTCATCTCGACAACCGGACATTTCCAGATCGTGCGCCGGCCGTGATAAATCCAACCGGCGTCCTCGTGCGCCCGAATGATGTCGCCGGAAAAATCCTTGATCCCTATTGCGCCGTCGCGCCATTTTGTCATCGGCAGGTCGGAGCAATGCACCGCAGTCAGTCGCCCCGGCATCGTAACGCGTAATTTTTCTCGCACCATGTATGCGTAGTGCTCAGAGAATTCCTCGTCAGTGCTGTTTCCCATGTCGGCAGCAGATTCGGAATAAACAAACAACGAACCAAACGGCGGGGAATAGCAGGAAAACCCAATACTATCGCTTGGCAACTGTGCGAGAACATCGACGCAATCGCCGTGAATGGCCTGCCAATGGTTGCCGTTGGCGGCACCTAAACATCTGATATCCATGGGGCGATCCTTGCTTGATGAAGAGGTTCATATGGCGATTTGACAGTGGATGTCTTTCCGACAGATCGGTTCATTGCCGCGCGCATCGCGGACTTCATGCCGATGTGATCGCCAGCCTTGCGATCGATCACGCGGCCGATTTCCGATTCGCCTTCCGCGACCACCAGATGGATGACAACGGTTTCCTTCTGGCCGAACCGCCAACACCGGCGCACGGCCTGATACCATGTCTCATAGGAATAGGTTCGCCCCACGAAAACCATCCTGGCGCAGTGCGACCAATCCATGCCGAAACCGCTAAGCGATGGTTTACTGATGAATTGACGGATCGTGCCGCTTGAGAACGCCTCCAGCTTTGCCTCTTTCTCGTCGGCCGATTGCGATCCGCGAACCTCGATGGCGTTCGGCAATGCACGGAGCATCGCATCGCCTTCATTGTCGGTATCAACCCAGATCAGCCATATCTTGTCCGGCTCAGAGGCTACTATGGAGGCTGCGAGCTCGGCGCGCGCTTCGCTTGTCTGCCGCTTGACCGCATAAACATTGGTGGCACTCAATGCCGGCGCGCCGAACATATCGGCCAAGTCGCGGGAAATATGGCTGTCTCTCGCCCGATGCCGAAAGACCTGGAACGGCGGCAGAATAAATCCTTCATCCTTGTCCCCGAGGTCTGATGGCTTTTCGGCCATTCGCGACCATGACGCCATCCAATCGTAAAAGGCCGTTGCGGCGTGTCCCTTCAATCTCCATTCCTGCGATGCCGTGGACGTATCGTTGATAAAAAAACGCGACAGCATTTCATTTGTCGCCATCACATCGAGAAATTCAGCGTAATTTCCTAGTTCCATATGATCGTTAGGTGCCGGGGTCGCAGTCGCCGCAAGTTTGAACCGCAGACCTTTGAACAGATCGATCAGCTTGCGCGTCGTTTTGCCTGAGAATGATTTCAGGATCGACGCCTCATCAAGTGCAACTCCGCAGAATTGAGCCGGATCAAGCTTATCGAGGCGATCGTAATTGCAGATATTGATGCCGGGCTTGACATCCGATTGTTCCTTGATGACACGCGCCTCGTAGCCCCATCGAT